AAATTTTTTTTTGTAAAAAAATTTTGAGACGTTGTGTGTCCAACAATATTTTTATAAAAAAAAAAAATTCAAGAGGCCTCCCGATACAGACGGTCTACGTCGTTCAGTGTTTTTTCCCAGGATTCTTGTGGGTCCATACTGAAATGATGGAGCATGTCCTCCCATGACAAGAACGACGAGGGCATCGTGTCCCATAACCTGTTCGAACGGGCTTCCAGGAATCGCGCCACATTCTCCGCCTCGGGAAAAATAAAGAGTCCTGAATGGCGGAGTTTTGCCATGCGACTTTCATAGAGGTCAATGGCTTCGTGTAACACCTCGTCCTGGGTCTTGGAGTGCCCACTTTTGTGCATACGGTAGAGGAGCGTTCTTTTGGTGTTGTAGGAAGACAGCAGGTCGGCCTGTCGTACGAGATGGTAGCTCTCGAGAAGAGAAGGATGATTGTGGATCGCCGGGGGTAATGTGAACACCAGCTTGTCCGTGACCGGGTCCAGTCTCACGGTTTTGGAAAAAGAAAGGTGGGGTATCATCGTCAAGAGGTCATGACGTATACGGGTCGCATGGAAAGATTCCGGTAAGACATGGTCCAGGGCGTGTTCCAAGACCCCTGACGGGTCCGGGATGTACTTGCCGTCCGGCACGTCATGGAGAAGGCTTCCTAGCGAAGCCACCAAAACATCGTAGGAAGTAAGTAGAGGGCGTCGTCGCATGATTTCCTTGGCGTAATAAAGGACATGACGGCTGTGGATATGGTTATGCGATTCGTCGATATGGTATCGACGGCCATGTTGTACAACGTAGGCATCGGAACATTCCAGCAAGGGACGGAGGGACGAAAAACAGGGCCACACGATGGAAAAAAGGATTCTCATTTTGTATTCTCTTTTGTATGTTCCTAAACCGAGTTGGGATTGGGGTTGGGGTTTCGCACCTCATCTTCTTTCTCACGCTGTTTTTGCATCTGTTGCGCGACCGACATGATGCTCTCCTGCTTGTCCGACTTGATTCCACGCATCGGGTTGGAGTTGGTGTTGGTATTCCCTCCGCTTTCCGAATGTCCCTCGTTATTTTTGGTAGGTGCTAATTTCTGGATGGGGAGTGGCGCTGAATCCATCGCCCGACGCATGTCGGGAATATCGGTGGTCATGTCCGAAATGTCCGAGGAGGAAGACCCTACGGGTTGCACCGCAATGGGTTCTTGGGGGGAGGAATGTTGTTGAAGATTAAACAGCGGTTCGAGCTTGGAGGAGGAAGGTTGCTTGGGCGCAGGGCGGGAAGGTACTTGTTCCCGGGAGGTTTGTTCCCGGGAGGGTTGTTCCCGGGAGGCTACTTCAACCACTCCAACCTGGGAGGGTACTTCCACCGTACCAGAGGTCATGGCACCAGAGTTTCTCTCCATAGCGACCTGGTGAGGCGGTAGTGGGGGGCTCGACGCATCGCTAATGTACTTCATCTTTTCCATGGTGTCACGAACCCAGTCAAATGCGTCGGAACCCTCGTACTTCTTCATGACGCCATTGGCAAAAAAAACGAGGATACAGGGTACTTTTTGGATATTGTACTTTTTCTGGTCCTTCAACACCAGCTTGCGAACCTCGTCATGGTCGATACAGATTTTTCGGAAATCCATGACGCTCATCATTTCCAAGAGTTTTTCACAACCTCTAGAGTACTTGCTATACAGAAATACAACCACGCTCATGAATGTTTTTTTTTTACTGGAAAAACATTATATCCTTAAATCCTTTGACGTGTTGAAAAAAAAATTAAATATTGAGAGACAACAAAAATGGTGTCCCAAAATTCAACCAAGGTACTTTCCCTGATTCTTCTTTCCGCGTTGCTTGTTCTCGTCGTGAGTTTGTGGGTTCAGAGTTATTCTTCCCACCAGAAAGAAAACATGGAATTGACTACCCCCCAAACTCCCCCCACGTTGCCTCCCGAGCCCTCATCGGGTATCGCCAGGTGCAAGTACGGTGGATATACCCCCATCCTCACGTGCAGTTATCAGGCATTTCGACAATCTTGAAAATTTTTTTCTTTTCCGTACCTCTAGAGAAACAAAAAAATTTAACAACGATGAATCCTGTGCGGTCCATGGTGGCGCATCCAAAAGCGGTCTTCAAGGCACCGACCACGACGACCACGGTCCAGGTGAATCCCGTCATCAATATCACCCTTCCTCCTACGCCACCCACTCCACCCACTCCCCCGACTCCACCCACTCCACCCACTCCACCACCACCACCACCTCCTCCACCTCCTCCACCTCCACCACCCTGTGCCGGCGTGGGACTTGGACTTGGTCTAGGGTTAGGTGGATACGGTCCCTATCCCTACGGCGGTGTCCCACCGGGCGCGTTTGGTAACGGATTCTACAATGGTTTTAATCCGGGTTACCTGAATTACCTCCCCCCCGTGGGGTGTAATGGTTTCGGTTACGGACCGCCTCTCGCCTGTGGTCCGAATTACGGCTATGGCTACGGCAATGGCTCTGGCTACGGCTACGGGTACGGCAATGGCTGTGCGACCATCGACTATTGTCCACCTCCTCCACCCCCTTCTTTCGCGTCGTGCCCGCCTTGTCCTCCGTGCTATGCTCCCCCACCTCCACCACCACCTCCATCCGGTTTCATCGGGGGGCCCTATTGTTCTCTCTAGATGGTTTACTCTAGACAACGTGAGGGTAAAAACGACCCATGATTCTTTTGCATTCCCACGGTTCCACCTTTCGGTCGTCTTGCTGGGTAACGGTCATCAGTCCCTGGTGGTCGACACGCACCTCCCGGTACACTAACACAGGAAATGTATTGGAACGTTTCCATAGTAGCAAGGGGTCCTTGCCGTTGTAGCCAGCACGACGGGCGTCGTGTTCGGATTTGGCGACCCATAACCGGTAGTGTACCGGCAATACGGTCCATACAATGCTCGAGTCCGTGGCAGTGGTTTCAAGGTTGCACGCCATAAAACCCACAAAACGAATGTCATGGTTCCTTCCAATCTTGGCATACCGTTCCCCGGTGACGCACAGCACATTGGACCTAGAATCAGGAACGGCAAGCATGTACACTGCGTTCTTATTCACAAAAAAGCTCGCCATCTCCGAGGACGCCGGGGCGTAAAAAGGCTGTTGTCCAGAAAATTGGGGAAGCGTTCTCCTCGATAGAAAACCTACGACTTTTTCCTCGACGGTTTCGCTGTTTTTGGCCATGTCTTTAACGGTTACGTTCGGAAGGGTTTGTTGACACGGAACACCCGACTCCATCACGAGAAGAGAGGGGGTCAGGTCCGCACGGAGTGGGCTGTGCGGGTCGGCCATATACAATCGCATGATAATACAGTAGTAGGACGAGGAGGGAGGTATCTTGAGGTCACATCCCATACGCAAATCATAGTGACCGTCCTTGTTCACCTTGATTTCGTCGTCATAGAGCGATGCGACAGGAACGCCCTGGGTATCGTACACGGTCAGTGCGCTGTACGCCACGAGAGAACGTGGGGGTAACTTTCCTACCAGACGAACCCTGTCCTCTCGTGGAAAAGAACATACAAAGTACTGAACGGACGTGTCGGGAAAGGCAATATTGAGCAGTGGGATCTTGCACACAAGGGCCCATCCCTGCTTGCTGTAGTGCTTATACAAGCGCCAAAAAAAATAGGTGGTCAGCCACGATTCCAGCCATCTCATTACTTTCTTTTTTTTACCACAGATTATTTTTTTTTTGCACATCGTTAAAAAAAAAGAGGAGGAAGCGCAATTAGCGCATTCACGCGCTCCAACACCTTGGTCGATTCGTGAACAAGCGCGGATTCGGAAATCGCATTGAGGCGACACAGTTGGCGTTTTCGACGGTAGGCATGCTCCCAAGGCGTCCCAATATCCTCTCGCATTATCCGTAAGGGAGTCACCGGTGGAGAAAGCAGGTTCGAAAGCCTTTCCATGCGTCGAAACATTGGATGAGGACCCTTTTCGGGTGAAAAATCGGTGACCGTCGAAGACACAAATCGGATGTGGTCCCAAAAATCCTCGGCGTCCAGTGACAGCTTGCCCCAACCGGGCTTGACACACGGTCGGGGGTCGTAGTCCATTTCGATGGCCGAAAAGGTGAAGCACCGGCTCATGAGGTCTCGAACAAGACGTTTTTGGTACCTCTTGCGACGTCGCTGATTCTGTTCCATTCCCCAGTGCTGGTAGTAAATTCCGAGAATGTTAGGGTTGTTCATTGTATAAAAAGATGGGTATCTCCTTTTTTTCAGGTATTTTTCAAAAACAAGTCACTTTTTTTTGGGTTAAAAAATGAGTCTGGACTTGTATTCTTTTTTCAAAGTTTAAAAACATGTATCCGACCGTTTTTAGTGACCACCACATTACGGAGTGGCACCATTTATTGTCCACCAAAAACGGTAACCATCCCGTCGGGCTCTTGGGAAGAGATAAGACGGTGCTTCAATGGTTATGCGGGGACCTTTCCTTTTTGGAGCTACCCGTAGACGACCTTTTAATACCACAGGTTGCACTACCAGAGGTTGTTACAAACAACAAAACAAAGGCACAGCGTTTGGAGAACCTTCGCCATCTCGAGAAAAAGTGGGGAATGGAAAGGCTCGGTTGGTACCAGTCCCAGGCCCATTCCAACAAACCGCTTCCCGAAACCCAATGGACCAACGCGTTTGGAGAAAACCTGGCCAAGGAACTTTTGCTTCTTTTGGAAACACCGAGTTTCAAGCCAAAAAAGGTGGGTAATGTCCAACCGGACCTCGAAACCGAGGACGCCGTATGGGAAATCAAGACCGGTACCTACTATACCGAGGGAACGGCGCATGAAAAAATTTACGGCGTGCCGTTCAAGTACGCCGAGGTCCCTGCGCTTTGTCAGAAACCTGTCAAAATCCTATGTATAGGGGGTGCCGAAAAACGGTGCCGGAAAGACGGATTCCTCGAGGGTCCACAGTGCACCGGAAAAAAAAAAGAGTTTCTCGAATATTGCAAAGCAAACCATATCGAGTGTTTAGGTGCCACCGATATCTTGGCGCGTTGGGTGAGAGACGTTTGAAAAAAGAAAGTGGCGACTCTATTCCGATATTTTTTTTTAACGGATTAAAAAAAAAGCAAATCACCGGAAAGTAATGAGTACCTCGTTGGTCCGTGCCTCGGGATTCTTGGAATGGATCGCCCGGCGGCACGACAAGACTTTTGTTTCGTACTTGGGTGGCGGAAACGCATCTCGGACTAGGAAAACATCGGCATTGCTCATGACAAAGTTGGCACCCTTTTTTTCAAGCTTGTGACACGCCGTGAAAAGTACGTCGTGGTCTTCTTTGGAAAACCCGTGGGCCGTGTACGAAACAAACGAGGTTTCGTTCTCGGGTGCGTAAGGAGGGTCCATGTACACAAAATCGCCACGGCGGACGAGAGCGAGAGACTCGGTAAATGGGCGCACGGTAAAGACAACATTTTGGACCAACGCCGAGACCGCGCGGAGATGGTTTTCGTCGAGTACGCACGGGTTCTTGTAGTTTCCAAACGGGACATTGAAACCACGGGGACCTTCCCGATAAACACCCCGGAAACACGTCTTGTTCATAAAGAGGAGCATGGCGGAACCCTCGACCGTGCTTTTCTCTTCGGTCGTTAGCGCATTGAACCGGGAACGGATCCAGAAATAATAGGATTCCGGAGAAGTGAGCGCCTCTTCCAGCGTGTCGGCGTTGCGGTTTACCACACCGTTTTTTTGGCATTGAGAAAACTCGTCCACGAGCGTCTTGACTTTGGTGATAAGGGTTTCCGGGTCCGACTGTACATTTTTGTACAATCCAATGAGATGAGGATTGACGTCCGACGCATAGAGGGTACCGGTGACCGTGATGCTTGAAGAAGAAAGAAGGCCAAGGAGAACGCTCCCTCCTCCTAGAAAAGGTTCGTGGTAATTTTTAATGGTCGACGGAAACAAGTCCAACACCTCTGGAAGAATCTGGGTTTTTCCACCCACCCATTTCAAAAACGGTTTGGTCATGTTGTTGTGACAAAAAAAAAAATTTTGAATTCTCGACTCAATTTTTTTTTTGGAAAGCTTAAAAAACTGAAATCGTGGAAAGAAAACAGAATCAAAAACAAAATCATGGACCGAAACACGTTTTTGAAGATATTAGAATCGCGCCTCGTGGAGTACGGCTGTGGAGAAAAAGAATTGGAACGCATCTATAGCAAGGTCCAGTCACGGTTACCGGACAATGTAGTCGTAGGAAATAATAATAGTAGCATGAACGACCTTGTCGTCCAAACCCTCTCTTCGGAATGCCACCGCTTCCAGAATTATGATAGTCTCGCCGTGCGTTTCTTGTCCACCGAGTTGGACGAGACGGTACCCTCGTCGTTTGTCCAAGTGGTGGAAACCATCCAGCAGAACCGGAATGCGAATGGTGACCTCAAACCCCTCTTCTCCAAAGAATTTTACCAATTTATTCAACAGAATGCCGAACAGGTGGAGGCCGTGTTTCAGAGAGTGGTGCGTGACACCACCCCGTTTCACCTGTCGACGTTTGGATGGAAGACGTTGTTGCGCTCGTACCTCACGAGAACCCACCAAGGCGTGGTCGAACGTCCCGACCATTTGTGGTATCGGGTTGCCCTCTTCCTTCACCGTGACGACTGGTCGCGTGTGGAATCGTCGTTCAAGGGGCTCCGTCAGGGCCAATTCATCCACGCGACCCCTACGCTGTTCTCGGCCGGTATGGTGCGTCCGCAGATGGCCTCCTGTTTTTCTGCGATGACTCCCGTAGTGACGCGCCGTGGGCTTTGTCCCATTGCGGAGGTTCGTGTCGGAGACGAGGTGCTGACGCATACGAATCGTTGGAGACGCGTTCTCCAAACCCATGCCAATGAGAGAGGGGAACGGGTCATGATGAGCCTCCGATTCATGGGTCACCGCTCCCCGATAGAGGCCACGGTGGACCATCCGTTTTACGTCTATTCGTCGTCGACCAAATCGTACGAGTGGAAAACGGTGGCGGACCTGCGACGGGGAGATTGGGTGGCGGAGGGAGACGGACTCCCGGAAAGACATTTCCAAAGGCACATTGTCCGCGGAATTCTGTACGCGTTAAGCGTGGGGGGAACCATGCTCGTCATTCGTGGGTCGCAATGGGAGGCCGTTCGCACCCTCTTGACGACGCACAAAGTTGTCTTTCGGGTCGTTGCGACGACGGCGGGGAATACGGTGACGGTGCAACTACAAGGGACCGAAAAATGGTTTCCCGTCGATCCCCTCCAAGACTATCCGTTATTGGAACGAAAGGCGTTCCTTTATTTTCTTCGCGGGGTCCGGTACACCTACCTCTACAACCACATGACCGCCGAATATTCCTACCTGGAGCCTCTTTACGATGTGGCGTTACAGAAAGGGCTTGAGTGCCGGCTTTCCACAGAAGGTGGTCTGTGCATCCGCGAACCGTCGACGTGGGGAATCACCGACACCGACTGGTGGGGTCGCTCTGTGGTAGGCGGTCGTCCGGCGCTCCGTTTGTGGAGCAAAACCCTCGTGAAAAACCCGGACGATACGGTGTACACGCTCGGTGTCGAGGAGGACCATAGTTATGTGGCGGGAGGCGTCGTCGCCAAGAACTGTTTTTTGGTGGGAACCGAAGACAGCGTGCAGGGCATCTACCAGACACTCGCGGACGCGGCCCAGATCTCCAAGTGGGCCGGTGGTTTGGGCATTCACGTGTCCGAGGTCCGTGGTAAGAACTCGTACATCTATGGCACCAACGGCACCTCGAACGGTATCCTCCCCATGCTCAAGGTGTACAACAACACGGCGAGGTACATCGACCAGGGTGGTGGAAAGAGGAACGGCGCCTTTGCCATGTACCTGGAACCGTGGCACAGCGATATTCTACCCTTTCTCGAAGCGCGACGCAACACCGGGAACGAGGAGGAAAGGGCGCGTGACCTGTTCTATGGGCTTTGGGTCCCCGACCTTTTCATGAAATATGTGGAGGAGGGACGTGACTGGTACCTCATGTCGCCCAGCGAGTGTCCAGGGCTGGCGAATGTGTGGGGCGATGCCTTTGAGGCACTGTACCTTGGGTACGTCAAGGAGGGCAAGTACGTTGAAAAAGTGTCAGCGCGTGACATCTGGAAGGAAATCACGCGTTCCCAGCTGGAGACCGGTACCCCCTATATGCTGTATAAGGATTCCTGCAACCGGCGTTCGAACCAGCAGAATTTAGGGACGATCCGGTCCTCCAATCTTTGTTGTGAGATTATCGAGTACTCGGACGCCAACGAGTACGCGGTGTGCAACCTCGCGTCCATCGCGCTTCCCGGTTGTCTGAAACCCAGGGCATTGCCCCAAAATCTCCAATTCTGGGTGTACGGCAAAGACGACTGTGTGTACTGCACGATGCTCAAGGGCGCGCTCCACGAGGCCGGGGTCTCGTACGAGTACAAGGATAATTCCTCTACACTCACCGAGGACGAGGCGTCGAGGGTCCTACCGGGACGGTCCTTGCCCATTGTCTATCTTGTGGAGGACGGGACGTACGTGGGCGGTTTTAACGACGTGTGGACTCGGTATTTATGTCCCGAGTTTGATTTCGAGCGTCTGGGGTCTCTTGCGGAACAACTCGTGGAGAATTTGAACCAGGTCATCGACAAGAACGCGTACCCCCTGGAGAAATGCCGTTTGTCCAATACAAAACACCGGCCCATCGGAATCGGGGTGCAGGGACTGGCCGACGTCTACTTCAAGATGCTGCTACCCTATGACTCGGTGACGGCCCGCAAGCTGAATGCCGAGATCTTTGAGTGCCTGTATTTCCACGCGCTTCGAGCCTCGAATCGTCT